CAACACCATTAGAAATACCTGGCAAATCAACTTCTGTGTTTATTGCCCAGTAATTAGGATTTGACCTTGGACATGCAATCTGCTGGTCCATACCAATAACACCAATCGTATCAGTATCTGAGAATACACTAGAATTGTCAGCATATTGTTTAGACGTATTATGGAAAGGAGTAGTAATAATTGACGGAACTGACAAATAAATCGGCTTTATTTCACCAAATATCGGAGAAGAAACACCATATTGATAATTATAGTTCAAATCACTATTACAAATATCGACAATACGCAGTGGAGTATACTTTGTAATTCGAGTATCTTTATTTTCTGCATACCTAATATCACAGTTTGATACCTGAATGCTTCTGTAATATCCAGTCGAGTCATTAATATCACGCAAATACATTGTATTCGGGTCTATGCCAGGAGCATACTTAGAAAATTCTCCAGCTTTATATTTTGCAGCGATTCTACTATTATAGAACCAAATATCACCAATATTAGAAGAATTATATTCAACCATCGCAGCCAAACCAGCAAAACGGTTATCGAAGTAATAATCCTTATAAACCGTATTACCGTTATCACTTATAACGTTCATCATATTACTGAAATATGAATCAACAGATTCCAACTGAAGACTTCTATTATTACCGACAATAATAGAACCAAATAAACCGCCAATATTCTTAATACTTCTCTTTTCAAAACAATAATTATATGCTTGATTATCATAATTGTCCGTACTAATCAAATAATCTCTAAGCGGTTCACCGCCAGAAACAACATCGGAAGCACTTAAATTTACCTTACAGTTAGCAATATAACCATTTGCCTGCTTACCGGCAAGACCGCCAGCAAAACCAACAAACGTACCACTAAACTGCATATCTGCAGAAACATATACGTGATTCAGTATACCACCATTAACACCAACCACCGGCGATACATAATAAGCCGCACGGTTCTGTTGGTTCATTTTAATAGACTGATTAAAATACGGTGCATATTCAATATCCTGATATTCCTGAGAATAACCGGCTTGCTTTAACAATACAAGGCCAAAATCTTTTCCGTTTTTACCAATACCGACAGAATTCATATCTGCTTCATCATACATTCTGAAGCTTTCTTCTATCATCGTAGAATCGTACCATAAAATATTTTTCCTATTTGCTGGTGCTGTATAACTGAACAAATATCCACCGATATTATCAGTTTCATTCTTATATTCAACACCATTCCAATAATACCATTCTTTCGGAGAAGTATTTCCTTTATTTTCCTTTATAATATAACCATCATACATTCCCTTGGTATTCCAATACGTGTACATGGTCTCAGTAGCCTTAGACCAGCCAGAATACGTTGCGAAAACACCTTCATTGAAATATCCAACATACGGAATAATATTACCGACAGAATTATAACAAAGATAGTCTGGATAGAAAACGTTACCAGCAGGATTAGTTAAAGCTTCGCTATCCGTATTAATATCTGTTTTATTCGCTACGCTATACATCTTCGGCACGAAGTTATTAACTACCATCTTGTCTGCTACATACACATATTGAATACGACCACCATTATTCTTACCACAAACAAAACCTGCAACAACATCAAAACTACCAGTAGTCAGATGGGTCAAAGAAATATTTTTCTTACATAACATCATACAGTCTTTTACCCAGAGATGGTCAATAATACCATTCTTTCCAAGATAACCGACTATACCGTTAACATCATTTTCACAGTTCATCCTGATTTTCATAAAACCAAAACCATTACCGAACAATATTCCGTTAAACGGCTGAGATGGATTTATACCAATCGGAGTCTTAATATTCGAATAGTTAGATTCATATCCGATATTGTCACCAAGGACAATATTTATCTCATTATCGTAAGAAGAACCATTGACCTTCTGTGCACACCAAAGTAATTCTTCTTTCGTCTTGACATAATAAAAACCCCTAGGCTTTTTATGACCTTCAGTATCTGTTAAGTTAGTTTCTCGATAAAATATAGATGTAGTATCATAGAAGAAAAAATTATACAAATACGGACACTTTTCCTTATCACTAAAACTATCCCAACCGTCCTTAGTAACAAATTCAGGTTTCATCGCTAAGTCTTCTTCATCCATCGGCTTATAGGTATAAGTGACCTTATTTATCTGTGTACCGTAATAATTATACCAGTCTGTAAACAACTTATCATTATCAGTTGTAGTCTTATAATAACTGGCATTATTATTAGCCATGTCATACATTATAAATGCAGAAGTAGATGACAAGGATTTAATATCATTTTCATATGCTTCAGCGAACTTTTTATTAACTGGGTAATGATACCATACATCACTCAACTTAACGTCACCACGCATTAATCTTTCTTTAAAACTATTGAAAACAAAAGATTCCATTATTTACCACTTTTTAGCGTATTCTTGTTCATTACGTTCGGTTGTCGTCACAACGGGTCGATTTATCTTAAAGCCGCATCTCAACGAATTTTCTTTATTTATATTGTGCTGTTCGAACACCAATTCGCTATTTAACATGCTGCTCGGTTTACCGCTACTATTACTATATTCTGACTTATCTACAGTCGTATTATATTCCTGAAGCCAGTCATATTCTATAGTTTTATTGTTTCCATTTCCAAAAAACTTAGCACAACGGGCATTTAACCAGTTCATACTAGCAATAACATCGCTTGACATAATTTTATTAGTTGCAACAGTACCATTACTACTACAAATATCTGGATTATAATATTTTCTAAAACCCTTATCTTCCTTTATTTTCTTGTAATAATATGCATGGCCGTTATCAACGTTCCACTGTAATATCGTACATAATGTTACTTCACCAGTAGAAGAACGCCAGACTGGAGGAGCGCCAATCAATACCGGAGCTCTAAAATTACTCTGTGCAAAATATCCAACATGTGCAGGTTTAATCATATCAATATAGTTGGTACTATATGCAATAGTCTTGAAATTATTCGTATCATTAATTCCATACTTGACTTGTTTCTTAAGCTTTATCGCATGGACAACCTGAAGATACAAATCGGTCTTGTAAAATGTAGGATTCGTATATATCGATGTTCCATCAGAATTCGATGAATGAATTGCCTGAACAAGTCCTCTATGTTGAATAACTGGATCTATTACGTCATTTTCCAAGAATTTATTCTGTAAATTCGATATTCTATAATCGTCTTTATTTAATTGAAGTGTAAGAAGATTTTTCGGATATAATGCCTTTTCAACATTGCCAGGAGGAATAATCGGAATCCAATTATCTTTACCATTCCATAAGCATAAATGGAAATAGTTACAGAAACAATTTTCAAAATTGCCAATAAAATATACTCCCCAGTTCTTTAAATCTTCAATCCAAAAATAATTAAGTTTTTCAGATACAACTTTGTATTGTTTTTCACCTTCTCCGGAACTACTATTACCGCCCGAAGAAGTTGCATTAGCATAATACTCTTGTGGGGTCTGCCAACCACCTTCTGCTATTAGCTTCTCTTTTTCGGATTGTTCTTCCGTAGATTCGGTACTGCTACTACTTTCATCAGGTTTAACTGGAGTACTATTTACATCACTGTATTTTTGTATTCGCTGTTTTGCGAAATTATATTCATATCCGACTATTGCTGCCATAAATATATTTATGATTAAGATTGCAGGACTTGACCTTTCTATTAGCTCTTCGGGTGTAATTATTGAAGAACTTGACGATAATTTTAACGTCACTAAAGTTGAACGGCATGGTTTTACTAAAGTTTTAAAGAACAGTGCCGACAATATCATTTATTATAAAACGACACAATTTAAGAATGACTACGAACGTTATCAGTTTTTCTGTGACAATATAATCTGGTGGTGCAAAGACTGTGATTATATCGGGGTCGAAGACTATGCTTATTCTATGTCTGGTGCATCCGGCATGATTTTCAGCCTTGCAGAATTCGAAGGAAATATAAAACTTAGCCTGTTCAGGCATGGTTGTAAACTGAAATTCTATACACCTAACCAGAATAAGAAATTCTTTGCTGGTTATGGCTCGGCTGATAAAATCGGAATGAGAGATGCTTTCAATAAGTGGCAGGGTGTCAAACCTGACCTTTCTGACCTGCCAGCAGTAACTAATGGAAAAGCTGGTAATTCTCCTACTTCTGATATTATAGACGCCTTTGCTATCTGTGAATTCCTTAGAAAAGAACTCAGAATCAAGAACAATATCGAAATTATGGCAAACCAGGAAAAGTATATCCAGGAATGCTTCCTTACTAAGACCAAAGAACATCCTTGTGGACTTATCCTTTCTGATTTTATCTATAAATAATTATGGTGTAAAATAAATTCTATAACAGTTTTTCAAAAAATTTGCTATATTTTATTTGACTAAAAGGATTTAGATAATGATTGACAAGATATACTTGGATGTTGATGGTGTTCTGGCCAATTTTAGAGGTGAATGTGAAAAATACAACTGTATTAACGGTAATACAGTTGACTGGGAAATTATTCACCAGAACTCACCTGAATTTTGGGAAAATATGGAATGGCTTCCTGAGGGAAAAGAACTTTACGAATGGGTAAAGAATCTTTGTGCACAGGAAAATCTTGACCTTTTCATTCTCACTTCTGTTAATTATTCTGACGGAAAAATCGGTAGAATGAACTGGTTGAAGAAAAATATCGGATTAGACAAACACCACATGATTGTCGTAAATCTTGGCAAGGAAAAAGCTTATTATGCCGAACCTTCGGCATTACTTATCGATGATTTCAGAAAGAACTGCGACGCTTTTGCTGATGCAGGTGGTCAAATCGTAAAGTACGAATCTCCTCAACAAACCAAAGAAGACGTACTTGAACTACTCGGTAAAATGTAAATTAAAAATCCTGGTTTTAAACCAGGATTTATTTTTATACTCCAGCGTATCGTTGAATATTCGGAGCGATACTTAATGACTTAGTTAACGACTTATCAAGGCGGCGAGAGAACATATTCGCCAGGTTTTCATCTGCACTCTTAAGTTGTTTATAGAATTCAATAATCTGTTTAAATTCATTAAGCTTAAGCATGTCATCAAGGTCATAAAGATTATTGGCTAACATCTTATCAGTCAATTTCTTAGAAGCCTGGTCTGCAATAGCCTGTACCATGTTCGCTGTAATATTGACATTTGAATCCATATTATAGCTCTTCTGAATATCTTTTGCAAAAATTGACGTAGTTGCCTTGCTACTATAATCTGAATTAGCACGAGCATTAAATTCCTTTGCTTGTGCCTGTGTTAAAAGACCTGCTGCAAGTGCCAATCCAGCAATAAATCGAGTAACTTTACCTTCATTAATTACTGTATAGCCAGCATCTTCCAAAATTTTCTTTGCTTCATCTAACTGCATTAATTCTGTCCTTTTAATTATTTATAAATAAGTTATGGCTGACTATGCTGCAGAATTCACAAAATTGTTTACCGGGGCAGGCTGTTCTGTCGAAGGAAAAGACTGGACTGCGCCTAAATATTTCGACGGTCAGAATAATGACTGTTATAAGGCAGAAACTGCTTTGATTTCTGAACTTACTTCTGAAGCATACTCAAATTTCGGTTTTCAGGTACAATATTACGTAAGGGATATGAATACGAAGAAAGATATTCTCTTCGGTGAAGACAATATTCCTAATGTCGTTCGTAGATTTATCCTCAAGATGTATACTGACAGTATTCCGCAGATGCAGAAAAGCTATAACCTGCAGGGAATGATTTATACTGAACTCATAACCTGTCAGTGCACAATCCAGCATTTTTACGATGCAAGTCAGCTCAGCTATCCTGACCTTCAAGACATCTATGAGCCGATTGAGCCTAGAATTGGCGATATTGTATACATCGAATATTCAGATACTTTCTATGAGATTGTAAACGTTAAGGAATTTGCAGAAAATACAAGTTTCCTTAGTGTTCCTACCACATATACTTTTATTCTCCGTGTCTGGCACAACAATACTGATAACGTCGACGAAGAAAACGTCAATCCTGATAAGATGGAAGAACTTCGTCATTATGAAGAACTTGGTGAAACTTTCAACCTTGACTTGACTAATGACGAAAAGAATATTCCGACCAGTACAGTTGGTCCGGAAAAGGATATGCTTCAGACAAATACTGACGCAAAGAAAGATACAGATGAAGGTGAACTTCCTAAAAAGGATCCTTCCGTTATCGAACCTACCGATAACGTTAGAACTCATGAAGAATATGTATCACAAGAAACCAAGGTAGAAAACCCACAATATTATGACCCATTCGAAGGCTGGTAATGTATGCCGTTAGTAAATGTCTATAACTATCTAAGTTCTGTCAAACCGCATATAACCTATAGGTTTAATTGCGATATTTGGCCGTACAACTACTTAGATAATAATAGAGAAAGCGACGGTGGCTATGAACGTCGTTCATTTACTATCAAGAAAATAACACAGCCTACATTTAAACTAGATACTGAAGCAAAGAAATATTACGGTAATACTCAATTTGTAATTCCTGTATTTAAGTTCGGTGATACTGAAATGAGTATCACATTTGAAGAAACAGATAATATGGAAGTATATAGATTTCTCTGTGATTGTTACGGGCAAATTGCTTACATGAGAAGTTCTGTTTCTAATCTTATAAACATTGAAGTTACTCAATTCGATGAAACGATGCATAACGTCGTTGATAGAAAACATTACATAGCTACCTTAAAATCTTTTGAAAATCCGTCATTTAATAATAACGGCTACGGTAGTCCTGTAGAAATTTCTGCAGATTTCTATGTTCTGTATGTCTACGATGAACCACTTAGTAATGAGAAGATTGATGATAAAATTAATCTCAACCATGACGGCGAAGGTTTCATACAGGATGTCATGGATGCAGACGATTATACTCAACATCTTACCGGTGGTAAGAATGCTGAAAACCTTGTAGACCAGGAAATCAAGGCTGCTCCTAGACTTGGTGGATTTAAGAAAAATCCGAAAAATGAAAAGCGTAAGCAAGAAATCAGAGAAGAACAAGCTGATATTAGAGCCGCTGAAAAACAGATTGTTTCTGACCAATATAATAACATGTTCAATTCCCTTTCTGATGAGGGTAAACAGCAGTTGGCACAAGCAGCTATCGATGAATATACAAAGAGAAATAAGGGTAAAAAACGCGAAACTGCTTACGAAGAATTTAATGCTGATAAGGGCTTATTTATCGCTAAATATCTTGATAATGTAACAGCAGAAGACGGTTTGTCCAAAGATGAAATCGATGCAATAGCTGCAAACCTGAGACAAATAGGCGCTGACGAAAAAGTTATCGACGAGTTTACTGCCGCTCTCGGAGTATACGACAAGAAATACGACGAACTCGAAAAAGAATATAACACAATCAACCAGATTGGTGCTTCTTCTGCTCCTGGCAAGAAAAAAGTCAACCCGATTGAAAAGACAAAGACTGGCGACGTTATGTCAGACGGTGCCGGTAACTCTATTACTGTTACTGACGTCAAGACAGTCGGTAATAACAAGATTGTATTTGTCGAAGACAATAAGCACGACGCCGTTACATTTGAACTTCCGACTAGTTTCGTATTCCATAATGAAGCTGCTACACGTATGAGCATGGGTACTACTGTCACTAACTCTGCTTCTCAGGGTGTTACCGGTACAGGTGATGAAAAGGGTAGTATCGTATTCGACACTGACCGTCTCTATAACGGTAACAAAAGCGCTGCTGCTAAGGGTACGAAATCTAATAAAAATAACGAAAATCCCACTAAGCCTGTCGCACTCGAACTTGTCGGTGCTGTCGCCGTCGTCGAATCTGAAGACGGTAAGTATTATGTACGCCAGGCAGGTTCCGGTAAGAAAGGCGTCGACTATATCGAAATTTCTAAGGAAGAATTCGATAAGCGTAAAGGTCAGCAATATACTTCTGAAACTATGGAAGGCGACAAGCAACTCGTGATGAACTACGAATACGGTGTTAACGGCACTAAGGAAGCTAAAACTTCTGACGGTTCTTATACTGATATAAAAATCAAAAATATGTATTCTGAAGCGATTACTGATGAAAACCTCAATGCCGCATATCTCTTCGGTATCGCAATCCGTACAGAAGCTGAAAAAGAAGCCGCTCGTAAGGGTGTTTCCGTCGATAACATCATTACGGAAGAATACATCAATTCACTTTCTGCATATTCTCACGGTATGCTCGACGTAACTGCTGCAAAGATGGAAGGTACTCCGGATGATGCTCGCCAGCTTCTCGCCGCTGTCAAGCAGGGTCTTCGTGGAAATTCAGAATTGAATAAAGAAGAAACGAAAAAAGTCAGAAAACATCGTTAAAATTTCAGATTTTTTATTAAAATAATTTTACGTAAAAAGTTTTTTTACTATATTTGAAACCAAACATAGCTAAGTCTAATTCCTCGGAGCGAAGACCAATCCAATGGAATTGTCGGTAGAGGGTTAGCCATTGAAAACCTGAGATGTGGGTTTTCCAGAAATGAACCGGTTTATCTCGAGCCTTTCGAGGTTACGGTTAATGCTCAACGTCAGCGAATTACAGACTGACAATCTGTAAATTTAGCCGCCATGGTTTCTGTAGATGTAGTCGGAGTACAGGATGACCGCCCCGTAAGCTGCAGTGTAAATCCCAAGGATCGAGACATGAAGCTTTATGCCAAAAGTGTGAATAGTCTCGTAGTCTAATGTTTCCTACATTAGGCTATAGATCTCGAGCAATCGCATTGTCCAAAAGATGAGAATATTAATCGATTCACAAAATTTCTTATAAATAAATTGTTAAAACTTGAGGTGAATATATGAAATCAGAAAAAATAGACATCAGTAACGATCCAAAAAATGGCTCTGTCAAAGACATCCTTGCTGGAATTGTTAATCAGCCGCCTAAGAACGCTATACTGTTGGACAAGAGTTTATTACCTTCCAAAGGAATGTTCTATCCAGACAAGATTTATGTGAAGAAACTCTCCACAATCAATATTAAGAAGCTCGCCACCATTACAGAACAGAATTCGAACTTCGTTATCAACAATATCCTTAAGACTTCCATCTGGGACGGTAACGGATTCGACTATACAAAGATTCTCGTAGCAGATAAAATCTGGCTTATTTTCTTCCTTCGTTCTTATACCTATAATGATATTCCTTTTAAGGTCCGTTACGAATGTAAGAACTGCGGTACAATCGCCCATTATGATTTTGTACTCAAGAATCTTTCTGTTTCCTATTATGAAAAGCCTCTGCCGGAATATTTTGAAATTAACGGCGACCAGATTTCTATCGAATATCCGACTATCAACACCGAAATGGCAGTAGAAAAGATTAAGAATGACCCCAATACGCTTCTCGACATCGACCCGGGTCTTCTTGACTTCTCTAGTTACATTACAAAGATTAACGGCCGCGAAGTAACATTGCTTACCGCATACGAATATGTCAGCGAACTTGACGGCATGTCGTTCACGAAGTTTACGAATCTTGTCAGTGACTACATGTTTATCGCTACTCCTTACGGAAAGTTCAAGTGTTCTCACTGCGATGAAGAAATCGAAATTCCTATTCCGTTCTCTCCGTCGTTCTTCTTGCCGAAAATCTAGTATTTATTTGGATTTTGAAACAGACCGCCTGCACAAGGCGGTCTTTTTTATAAATAATGTATGACGTTTAAACAATACATGTGTGAAGAAGTCGACAAGACTACGGACGAGATGTCAAGAAATACGATTGTCCGTCCTGCCGACAAAGATGAAACGGTTGACGACGTTCTAGCGTCAGCCAACCCTGCCGTATGGACAGCAAGGATTATCGGAGATAAAAAATATCTCTTCTATAATTCCAAATATGTCGACGTTACAAAGCTCGTCGAAGAAATCAACCGTGTCTATACGGAAAAGGGTTATACGGGTTACGGGTTCTCCAAGCTCGACGAATCCGATATTGTAAGATATACGAGGACGAAGAATGTCCTCATGAAATGCTTTTCTGAAAGTATTACCGAAGAACTGGATCCTTCCCATGTTGCCGACGTCATGTTTGCAAACGAAATGAAAGATTTTGACTGGAAACCTGAGGAATACTGATATGTACGAAACTAACAAACTACTTCTTATCAAGCCTCTTGTCGACGAACGCATTATTAACGAGACACTGACAAGAATCGGCATCGTCGATAAGGTCAACAAGATTATTTACCAGTCGTGCCACCTTTATAAGAATTTCGATTCTTTCTACCTAGCTCACTTCAAGCAGCTCTTTACCATGGGTACGAGCAAAACCGGTTATCACGGCTTCGGCAATGTATCTCTGGAAGATATTCAGCGTAGGAATTCTATAGCTTTCCTGCTTGCTAGCTGGAATATGATTAAGATTATGCATCCCGAAGACATCGAACCGCATAATACAAGAATCGACATCGTTTCATATAAGGACGCGAAGGAATATAAGAAAGTAAAGAAATTCAATATAAATAACCTAGCCTAAGAAAAATATGTTTATCAAACTCGGTGAAAAATACAAGAAGTTCGAAGGCTTCTCTAAAAAACTTGCAGATACATTACATGTAGTTTTCGATAATTGCGAAATCAAGTGCTCTGACGACCATAAGCTTACATTGCCCGACGGTAGAGAGATTGAGGCATGCAAGTTAAAACCGGGAGACTTGGTCTATCGAAACATTATTTGAAGACCTCACTCTTGAAATTTATGCAAGGCCGAAACCAGGCGCTTTATATGTCATGGGAGTTGACTGTTGTTCAGGTGTCGGCGGTGACTATGCATGTGTACAGGTTATCGAAATCCGTGCGAAGAACGATATGGAACAGGTTGCAATCTATCGTTCGAATACCGTCAAACCTGGCGAGTTCTCAAGAAAAATCGACTTTATTTCAAAGATGTACAATAACGCCTATTACATCCTTGAAAATAACGATGTCGGTAAGCAGGTAGCTGAAGAACTTTGGTATACGCTCGAGAATACGAATATGATTAATACCGAAAAAGCCGGACACGGCCTCGGTACCAAGGCAGACAAGCGTTCCAAGCTTGATGCATGTATGGAATTACAGCGAGTTATGGATGCCGGATTCCTTAAAGTTCATAACGCAGTTACTATTAAGGAATTGTCAACATTCGAAGAACAAAATACGCCTAACGTCTTTAAAGCTGTTAAGGGTTGTCACGACGATACTGTTTCCGCGCTCTACTGGGCAGTCTATGCAACTATGCAGCCGGAAATCGATATGGAAAATATCAGACATGTCGAGGACAAGAAAGAACAGGATGAAATGACTATAGATATGATGGCGGATGCGGGCGAATACAATGAAGACTTCTGGGCGGACTTTAAATGATTAGCTTATACGACGATTGCTTGAAACCTAAATTTTCTGCACTTGATTCGACGACTAATCAGTTAGCCAGTATTACGGCAATGACAGACGCATTGAATGAATGGCTGATGATTTATTTTTCAAAAGTCTATTGTAATATCTACGGAACTGTAACTTATCCTTCAGGTGCTACGGCCGTTCTCGGTACTCCTGCAACGCCGTTAAAAATTTGCCGCCCGATTTTCGAATCTTTTATGTTACTTGTTCCGGAAGTAATTGCTGCAGTTTCTGTTCCTGCAGGCGGTCTCGTAAATTTATTCAATTATATCGGTATTAAGATTACCGGTCAAATTGTTACATGGACTGCCGCACCGATAATTCCAGGAATTGCAACTGGTGCAATGGTGACTTCGCATTTTCCGATTATAGCCGAAGATATGATGCTGGAATTACAGCAGATTAATCCTGACCCCGAAGTTACGCCGGATGCTACAAAGGAAGTTTGGAATATAATTGAAAAACGACTTGACAGTGCGATTAAAATGTGTGTCACTACGCCTGTTCCTTATGTCGGTGCTTTTGGTCCAGGTGTATTTAATGGTATAGCTGAAATTAACTTGAATCCTGAAGGTATCTAATGCATAATTATGACAATTATAACTATTGGCAAGTAGATCCGCATGAATTACCTACACGTGGCTTGATGTACCCGAAAAATGTCAAGATTAAGATTCGTGCCATGACGGTACTTGAAGTCAAGTTTCTTGCGACATTAGTTCCTCAGACCGCAACGACCGTATGTAACGAACTTCTTGAAAAGTGCACTATTCTTGAAAATTTAAAATTTGAAGACTTATATTTACCGGACCGTGCATTTTTGATTTTCTGGATCAGGTTGAATAGCTTTACTTCCAAGACAGGCTATACTATCAATATTCCAAAATGTACAGAATGTGGTCAGCCAATTGAAGAAAGTATAACGCTAGAGTCTTTAAAGTTTAAACATCTCGAGAAACCGTTTATCGACCATGTTTATCTACCAGATACAAAGATAGAATTAAAATTAAGTATTCCGAAATATAAGGATTCTTATATAATTCCGCAAGATGAAATTGAAGAAGTCGCTATGTATATAGTCGATGATTCATTGACATTTGAAGAAAAGGTAGAATTCGTTACTAATATATCTGCCTATGATTATATCACGATTAAATCCATTATTGATGAAAATTATTGCGGAATTAAAAGCGAATATATCATCGTCTGTGATAATTGCCATAAGGCACATTCCGTTACGTTGACTGTCAACGACAATAATCTCTTCACGGCAATCAATCTTATGGAAATTCTTGAAATGATTACGAGAATTGCCAAATATACGAATGTTCAGATTACAAATGACTGGACATGGGTTGAAGTAGAAGTCGAAAATGCTATTGTCGATAAGATGATGCAGGAAGAAAACGAACGTAACAAGTCTGAAATCAACAGAGCAAAGCAACAAGCACATAGTGTCAGTGTGCCTAATGTTCCTTCTGTTCCGCATTTCTAGTTTAAAGAAAAATTCAGAAAAAAATTTTGTAAATTTTATTTTACAATTATTTTCTATATTTAAAAACGATATTAAGTATATTTAAGGAATTTAACATGAAGCAGGATAAAAACGATGAAGGTTACATATCAAATAAGTACCTGAGAGAGTTAATAATCAAATTTAACCATATGAATATTAACGATACAGGCGAATGGTGTGATCCATACGAACGTAAGCTCGAAAATAAAAAACTTAAGAAGACTGTTACTGAAGACAAGTACATTCTCGCGAAGAGCTTTATTAAGCGTAAGCGTGAAGAAATTGAAGAACTTCAGAATAAGTATCGCAATCTCGGTGATGAAGAACGTCGCAAGTTCAATGCAGAATTCGACGCACTCAAGGCTGAAATCTGTGACGCGTTCTTGAAGGTCATTAACGGCCGTATTATTTCGTTTAAGCTTATTCAGACGCCGGCATATGAAGACGTTGAAGATATTCGTCAAGAATGTATGATGACTTTGTTCATGTACATTAACCGTTATGATGAAACTCGAAATTCAAGCGCCTTCGCATTCGTAACTCAGCTGATTACAAACGCGATTAACCTTTACCTTAATGAAATGAATGAACATAAGGATAAGGAAATTAGCGGCCTTGACTTCTACGAAAATCTTAATACAATCGACGACCCGTATGGCGGAGATAATTAATAAATGCTTAGTGCTGATTCATTGAATGAAAATGGCAAAGACCTTGCCATTATGTATACAAAAGACCGTAGTGGCTGTAGTCACTACAGGTTAAGATTTAATGCTGAATATATTAACGGTTATGAACATGGTGTAACTCCGATTATTCTTCCGAAAATTACATATGACCCGAACCTTTTAAGAGGTGCTAAGTCTATAGTTTTCCAGAGACCGGAAAATAAGCATGATTATGAGATTATTAAGCGTTACAAGGAATTACAGCCGAAATATGGTTATAAGCTTTGTGCAGATTATGACGATTTGACTTTTATTACCGGTGACGCCGACGAAAATAATGACGCCGTTCCTCCGTATAATCCGGCACATGATTCTATTCATGAGAACATGCCTGAAATTCTTGAATATATGAAGAAATGTGTTGATATTCTCGATGTTATTTCTGTAACTACCACATATCTTAAGAGAATGTTCGAACGTGTATTCGGTGCAGGCAATGTTGTTATTATTAAGAACGTCGTTCCGCGTTATCTCTGGAATTTTCCTAGAAAGAAGCCACTCACACAGGACCTCGTAAAGCCGCGTGTGGTCTATTCTGGTTCTCCGACCCATTACCGTCAACCAATTCCTAAAATGGCCCCAGGACAGAACCCAAACTTCCCTAAAGGCCATCCTGGACAACCTGGTGACAGAGGAGACTGGAATACTGGACTTTGTGACTGGGTAATCAAAAATGTCAAGGAAGATAAGATTGATTTCTATGTAATGGGTTCACTACCGTTCTTCTGGCAGGAAATCCAGAACAAGATTCAGTTCTTGCCTTGGACAGATTCTCATTCATTCCCTAGGAAATTTATGGAAATCAATGCGGACTTCAGTATTGCTTCAATTGTCGATAATCCGTTCAATAGGGCTAAGTCTTCATTGAGATTTACAGAAGCTTGTGCATGTGGATGCGTATTCATGGGCAATATCTTTGAAAAGAATGATGAAAGTCCGTATCGAGAAATTCATAAAGACTGTAAGATTAAAGATACTTCAACAGTTGAAGAAATCGATAAGGTATTCTGGCCGTTGACTAAGAAAGACAAATATAACGAAGTTCTGGAATGGCAATATGAATATGCGAATAATAACGCATTATGGCTAGAATCAGAACAACATCTTAACGAAATGCTAATGTATTTCGATACAAAAAATCCGGATATAATCTAAAGATTCAGAAAAACCTAAAATTATTTTTTAGGTTTTTTGTTAAATAAAACTTTGCTATATTTGTATTATCGAAAATTTTAAAAAGGAAAATCAAAATGAATAATGTATCATTTGAAAGTACACTTACCAATTTCAAGCTCATTCGTAAGGGTGAAGATATTTATTGGCAGATGCAGTTGAAGGTTGTCGAAGATAGCAGCGTTCGTATGATTCCGCAACAGTTCCGTAACGACATCGATTTTAACGGTGCAATTGACAATAACGCTACTCGCGACGCTTGGACTTCTATGACTATTCCGGTTGCTGATTACAATCTTACTTATCAGATGAATTTCAGTGAACTTGAACTTGAAGCAAAGCTTGTCAATATCGGTGTTTCTCGTAAGGAAGGTAATGACGGTATCTGGCGTACTGAATATGTTCTGTCATTCAACTGTGACCCGGATAAGGATATGATTAAATCCCTTGCACTTTATGTCAAGCGTAAGGAAACTGATCCTGAATCTGGTAAGAAGTTTGTCGCAACTTACCATACTGAACTCAGCGAACCGAAAATTGTTGTCTAATAAATAAGTATATGTTTGATTCTCAAAAGTTAAATTTCGAAAAGTTTTTATTAAGCTTCCGACATGGCATTTATGTATTCACAGATGATGCGTGTCATATCTGCCAAGACTATAAAGAATCAATATCATATATCAATAACGCCAATTTATATTTTGTTGAAGTTGTAACCGAACAGGAAAAAGATATTGTTAACGAAATGCTTGATCGTTCGGTTTTTCCGTTGACGGCTTGTTTTAAAGATAATAAGCTCGTATACGTCAAAGCAGGTCAGTTGTTTGATACTCAGTTGGAACAGATTATGTCTGACCTGAAAGAATTCGGTGACAAACCGTTGTCGGATGAGGAAATCACTAAGCGTATCGAAAAAGAAAAGACAAAATGTAAATTGGCTTATTATATGTTCACGAATACAGTGAAACCTGAAGTCAAGAAAGCAATTATTTCAAAGTCTATTGAATTTAACGAATTGCCGATTGACATCGATTCCATTGCGCCTGAACTTGACCTTGATAAACAAGAACATCTTTTTGAAGGACAATTACCGTTTGCTAAACTGGTAATCTTTAAAGATGGAGTATCTAACATGTTCTCAAACTTGGCAAACCGTTTAATGATTGCAGCAGCTGCTATCAAAGGTGAAAGTATGAGTTTTGATGTTAGAATGATAAATGACATTTTAGGAAATAGTGATGCTGGAAATAATACCGATAAGTAAACGTGAAGAAGATGTAGATGTAGATACCGACAAGAAATTTTATATCGATAATAGTATCGGTGATTCTATAGCTAAGAAATACAATTACGCAATCGAAAATATTGTTTTAAAATCGAATGAACAGAATATATGTTTCCGTCACAAGGATTCATATATTGCTGTTCCGTATGATATTGTTGAATATAAATTGACTAAACGTTTTGAAAACTATCGTATCGGTATTTGTGGATTGATTGGAACTAGTGCATTAGATAAGACTTGTACTTGGTGGTCCGGTGTTAAAAGTGCTGGCGGTAGAAAAACTTATGGCGAAGGCGCAATAATTCAAGGCGATATTACAAATAACTGCGGCCTTGTTGAATATCCAATGATTGAACATCCAGGTGTCTATGACCATCTTGCGACTGTAGACGGATGCTGTATGTTCTTCCCGCGTCGTGTATTTGAAGAAGGTTTACGTTTCGATGAAACACTTACGGATTATCATTTCTATGATACCGATATTTGTCTTCAATTACTTGAACGTGGCTATAAAGTTTCTACAATTGACCTAAAAGTAAAACATTATAGTGTCGGTAAACCGCCTGCAAATTTTGAAGATTTGAGAAAAGTATTTTTCGCTAAATGGGATAAGAAAGTCCATGGCGAATGGCCGATTTCAAGATTAAGTAAATTCTATAAGGATTAATATGAATAAAATTATTGAAGAATTTACAAATAATACTGATTATGAGCTTTTAGACTCCACAAAAAATTGCTATATTTTTAAGGTTAAAAGTATCAACATGAAGATGAAACTCGTTTTCGATGATACTAATCAAAATAAGATGAGTATAGAATTTGAGGAACTATAATGGCTAAGTCTAATCCGTTATTTGATACATTGAATTTTATTTGTACCAAACAGTATAAATGGGAAGAACTTCCGGAAGAATGTAGAAAAGGTTATTCACAGTTCATGATTAACCGTTTTATTAGTTCTTATGAATATCTTATTCCGCTTGCCAATGAGCTTTCTATCCAGAAACTGACAGATAAGCAACATTATACAATTCTTTATACTTGGGTTAAGAAGACTAAGCATTATTTTAACTATACTGCTTATAAAGTTGAAAAAGAAAATCCTGATTTGATGATTGCCATAAAGAAAGAATATAATATCGGAAATAAAGAAGCTAAACGATATAATAAATTATTGAATAACGAGCTTCGAGAAAAACTTCTTAAGAAATGGCATGATTACATAATTTTTGTGAATAGCAAAAAATAATAAAAGAGCGGATTACCGCTCTTTTATTTTTCGTATATAGTGGAATTAACCTGCAAGGGAATTGTAGAAAACCATTATAGCCTGTGCCAACTGGAGAACTCCATAGTCACGGGAAGTATAGTTCTTGATAAACTTATTGAAAGCTTTCGGAGAACATTTAGCACTATCCTGTGTAATAGATTCCGGCCGGTCAATATTTCCATCCTTGGCTTCAACGGTTTTAATAACCTGTTCGCATGCACCACGAATCGTCTGTTCCCAGGACTGATTCTGGTCGATTGCGTCATTCATTCGCTTAGTCTGGTCAAGATTGTCGTCGAAAGCATCCTTAATAGTAGTAATAAGGGAAGCAACAATATCGACCTGCGGCTTAATCGCGTCACGAATTTCAGCACGAATATCCTTAGCCGGAGCATCAGATGATGCATCCATATTATCAAGGTCGACATCTTCTACAACAATCTGAAAATCTTTTTCAGTGTTAGCTATGCTTTCGACCAGTTTTTCAAAATCTTCTTGAATCATTAGTTAACCTCTTATATATTTATATATTTCGTTTATCAGACTGTTTTTAGAACGGGTATCGATATAGGATGCATTTTGAGTTTTTGGTGTTCCAGCTTCTACTTTTGTACCTTCCGCTCCCTGTTGAGGATGCGCCGCAGTCTGATTACGGTGATCTTCCTGACCTTCCGGTGTATTCTTAAGTTTTTGCATTGCCTTACATACGCCAATCATACAACCAGCTAGAAGATAAATATCTCTATCGTCACCCTTAAGGTTCTTAGCCTTAGCACCGTAAACAATGTAATCCATCATACGCTTACAGCTCGATTCCAATGCCTTATAGATTTTATTGTCCTTATTCTGTGGATCTCCAATAACATTCTTTAAGACTGACTTAGGAAGGTTAGAATCATTTTCTGCCCTGGTTCCGAGACGGCCTTCAGCAATCTTCGTTTCCATTGCATTAAATTCCTTACCCTTTGTAATGTCAAACTTTGCATCCTTGATGTCCTTAGGAACCAATTCATTAAAGTCGAGCTTAGAAAGATTATCGTTATAAGTGTTGATAGCTGTTTCAACAGTATGACGCTTTTTCGTTCCGTCTACTTCTTGCTCAGTCTTCTGATCATTGTCATCATCATTTTCTGTAAGAAGTGGCGGCATGAACTTATTCATCACAATGAAATGTTCTTCCTTCTTCTTAGCAGCTTCAATTTTCTTCTTAGTCTGTTCGCCGATATACTTTGCAGTAGAAAGCGTAATCCAAAGCTTATTCAAAAATACCTGACTATTAGCTTCAGACTGTTTCTGCTTCAACCATTCATTACCTTTTCTGGTATTCTTATCTTTATCATTATAGATTCTGAAGCACTTTTCCCAAATTTCTTTTTCGATAGCTTCAACTTCTTTAATCTTATTACCGTACTCAGTAACCCACTGGTCGTTTTCTGCTGTATTTACGAATCCGTTAAGTTCGCTCGTTGTTTTCATAGCCTTACTGCTAGAATCCAAAAGCTTACCAAGTTCGTTCATTTCCTGTTCAAGTTCTTCGATAGTAAAGACACCGTTTTCGTTACGCTTTTTCTTTTCTTCTTCGTCTTTCTTCTTTGCCTCTTCTTCGTCACCGAATCCTTCAAGTTTAAATGCATTAGCAAGAGTCTTGAATTTATTTTCATCGGCATCTTCACCAAAGGCATAATCGAACGCAACAACGCCGTCAGTAATCGGGTTTATTTCTGTATGGTTGATGAATTCGTTAAGAGAATTGACGATAGTAGAGAAGTTCTTAATAATATCTTTCTGGTTCTTTTCCTTAGCCATACGCTTCAGAGAAGAAATGTCAAGTTTTGTATTATTGATATTAACACCGAACTGACGATAAAGTTCTACCAGGTTATGACCAGCCTTGGTTTCAATCCAGTCAAGATTTCCTTCTTTACCTTCACCCTTAGGAGTGCTTGCAGGTTCTTCCTTTTTATCATTCTTCTTTTCTTCAGTAGAACCTTCTTCACCGCCTTCAGGATCTTCATCTTCTTCGAATTCAACTTCTTCATTAACAAACGGATTCTTAATATTCAGCTTGAAAGAATCTGTTATTTCTTCACCAGACTCTTCTTCAGAACTACCTTCGTTAGAATCTTTCTTGTTATACATCTTAGCATACTGTTCCTTGGCTTCGTTTTCATCAAACATCTTGACAAGGAACGAATGAATATCAGCAATTTCACCAATATGTCCAGCTGCATTAGAATATTCATCAAGCAACATGTAATAGTTTTCAAGATTAACTTGAACCTGACTATTCTTTTTCTTCTTCAGTTTTTCAAGTTCTTCTTTTGCATTTGCAATTTCTTCCTTGACACTAGCTTGTTTCTTATTCTCTTCTTCTTCAGTAATAAGCTGTTTGATAGTGCGTGTATTAGGAATATTTACATAAGACTTAGTAGATTCAGAAGCATTCGGATTTTCAGCAGCACGACCCGCTTCAAGTTTCTTAATCTGTTCTTCGAACTTCTTTATCTTGGTTTCAATTTCTTTATCTTTATCTTCTTTCCACTTGTTATATTCAGGTTCCTTCTTAGTGAATCGAGCGATAGAATCAGCAAGTTCATTCAAAGAATCCTGAATTAAAGAAGTATTATTCTTATTGATAGTAGATACAGTTTTAAACTTGCCGTTAATAGTACCAATTTTACCTTCGCCAAGTAATTTATAGATTTTCGTAATTCCGAAAACAACACCAGCCATGTCAGCGCCTAAAGCATTGTTCTGCTTACCGTCCTTGGAATACTGGTCTGCGAGCTTACCGAAATCATCGCCTCGAGTAGTACCGAAAGAATGCATGATATTCTTATAGCCTTCAGCCATATCATCACAAAGCTTCTGATAAATCTTACCACCAGTTTCGATAGCGTCGAAAATCTTAAGAACTGTTTTACCAACACAGTTGAACATAGTCCATGGCTGGCCTTTAATATCCTTACAGAGCTGGTCCAGCATTTCATTATCGCGGATAAATCCGTTAGGACCGCCAGTACCCCAAGCCTTACCGTGACGCTTTACTTTCTTATGAGTAATCGGATCTTCTAATTCCTGAATGTCTGTCTTTCTTTCAAGTTCTTGTTGTTCGTTAACGCCTTTTTCAAAAGACGATTCCAATCTTTTATAACAAATATTATACTGCCTTGGATATTTCTTAGCAACGTTAGATGCCTGAATCAAAGCTTTCTTCATGTCATCGTTAACAAAATCAGCAACTTTTTTAGGAAGGTCAATGAAATCCTTAACGTTTTCATCATCATCTGCTTCCATAAGCATCGGAAGCAAAGCGGTAAACGAATCATAGAAAGATTCTTCTGTAGCTTCAATATCACCGTTTTTAGCTACAACATAAATCGTAAACTTCGCAGCATCAATCTGCATCTTTTCTTTAAGACGTACAAACTGTGCCAAGAATGCATCGTTTTCACCTTGTGAATCCGTAGCTGCACCGAAGCACTTCTGCATGATGTCCTGGAAATTTTCCTTGTTAATCTTTGTATTAACATCGGTCAATTTACTTACACACTTACCAGCACGGAAAACCATAGCCTTACCGAATGTTTCATAACGGTCCGGTAAATTTTCAACATACTGTAATTTTTCAGATCTCGGCTTAATAGCAGGATTAGAGACTTTCGGAATAAAGAAGTCCAAAATGAACCCTTGTTGCGAAGCATCACCAAGAGTTTCAGTAGCCTTCTTTAAAATACTTTCCCAAGTAGTCGGCTTAGGCGTCTTAATTGCCTTAATAATTTTTGCGAAAACTTCAGACGGTTTCTTACCCTTGTCTTCGTTGAATCGAATAATAGTTTCGCCCTTTCTAACCTTATCCCCGTCTTTTTCTTCAACACGGTAAATAAAACTACCGCTTCTATCATCAGAAAGTTTCGGTCTATGAATACGCGACAAGAACTTCTTAAGCTTTTCGTCACTATCGTAGATTTCTTCAGCTTCTTTGACAGCAACGCTCGGCGCTACTTCAATTTCTACAATTTCAGGCTTTTTTGCTTCGTATAAAAAATCGCTAAGTCTCATCTTTATCCTATTTTTACTTACATTATTTATAATATTTTCGAATGATTAAATAAAAAGACCGGCAATTCTGCCGGTCTGAGGTTATTATGAAAATCAATTACTTGTTTTCGTCGTCATCGTCGGTAATGCTTGCCATGATTTCATCGAAATTCACGTAATCATCATCGCCAACGTTCAAATCCTGTGTCGTGTCCTGATTATCGTCCATAACACTGATTTCTTCACCGAATGTTTCACCATCTTCACCATCTTCTGGTTCGACATCAGTTTCATCTTCAGTATCGAAATCGCCGTCAATAATCTGGTCGTCAATATCGTTGGTTTCAACGCTATCGTCAACAATGTTCAGACGTGCACCGCAATGAGGACAAATCGGGTTAGAGAGGTCAAGGTCATAGTATTCGTCTTCAGCAGCCGGATCTGCCTGCTTTTGACCGAGCAAATCATCAAGCTTAGTTTCGATAGTATCGAGACGGCCTTCAATGCTCGTATCGTCGGCAAGTTCGCCAGCGTCAACTAAAGAATTATCGACTTCACCATCGGTATCTTCTTCCTCTTCAGGTTCTTCCGTGGTAGTTTCTTCAGTTTCAGTAGATTCCGTATCTTCATCAGAATCTTCAGTTTCGGTTTCTGGTACCGCAGTATCTAAGGTCTCCTCATCCTCTTCGTTTTCGAGCAACCAGCTAGCAGCATCAAATGTATTATAATTACGTTTCATGGGTAAATTCCTTTTTATTATCTTATATATTTATAATTATTCTACGTTTTTCCCATATAGCCATAGGCTTTCAATGTTTGGAAAAGTTCATTTTCAATATAAAACGGTGATACTTCTATACCCTGATGCTTGACAATATTAGAAATCATATTTGCCTTCATCTTGATAATTTTCTTTAATTCTTTATTGACATAAATGAATCGCTCGCCGTAATCATTTACAATATTTCCAGCATCATCAACTTCTGGTTCATTGGATTCAAGCTCATCTTCGTAAATATTTCGTGCTTCTGTTTCTATGATTTCCAACAGATAGTCTGCAAGCTTATTCTCGTTTATAGACCTAGATTCTTTTATGGTATAAAGGTCGTCTCCGTCGAATTCATTTTTACTAGAATCGACTAAACGAACAGGTTTACCACAGCATGGACAAACCATACTGTCTATTTTTATGGATTTATCAGCACTGTTGCCGTGGTCAGCAATATCTGAATATCCGCCAAAATTATTTACGCCGTAATAATTGATTTCCATACATTATTTATAAATAATTTATGAAATCTATTTGGAATAATACATTCTATACAGCCCAACCAGCTCTTTCATGGGTCTATAGGCTTGATATGACAAATTATATTAAGTCTCTTTCATCTAATGAAGACCTTCTGAAAGAACAAGACGCAGATTTACTCAGCGAAGCCATTATAAGTGTAAGTCTAGGAAAACGTGAGAGTGAATTTGCTCCGATTTATTATGGCGGTGTCGAAAGCAAAGTCTTTACTCGTGCTAAAACATCTGATTCTTTTACAATAAGATTTAGCGAAAATAAGTATTTTGATGTAACTAATATATTTGAAAAACTTTATAATTTCGAAAATATGAACCAGAATTATCCGTTCAGTTCCAATACTGAAGGCAACGGAAATAATGTAAAGTATAACGATAATATTACAGAAGAACAACAATATACGAACTTTAATTCTAGGATTATAAAAATACAAATATTTGATCCTAACCTCTTACCAGATGATAGTAAATGGGATCCTGAAGGAAGTCCACGTTCACCGGTTGCAGAAATGGAATTCTATGGTTGTAAAATTGCAAGTCTAAGTGACATTGAATTCAGTTATGAAAGTACCGAAGCAATTAATCGTGATGTTACATTCTTCTATAATTACATGCTCTTTAATAGGAAAAAGAAAGGTTAATCTATGAAATCAATATTTACAAACACAAATATATTCAACCTTTCTGACCCACAAGGTGCATGGCTCTTTGAAGTTAATTTCTTCAATGATTCTGATAACTGTGCAGCCACAACATTGCAGGAAATTGTAGAAAAGTATCTTGTTCCTACTACTGTTACTTTACCAAGTTATCATACCGAAATCGTTACAAAGAAATGGTTCGGCTCAGAAAAATCATTCCCGGTAATTAGAACTTACGGCGGTGACTGTACAATGAATTTTGATGTCAGAAGTAATGTTGAAGATAACGATATGCTTTATTTACTCACTCAGGTAAATGCACTTAATCGTAATGAATCTGCTAAGCATAAAAATGCTTCTGAACAAGCTAAAAAGGCAGACGAAACTCGTAACAGTAGTACGATGGCTAGAAACTATATCATGTATCATCCAGAACTTGAAAATGTACATGACAGGAGTGACGGTGACCTCGAAGCTTTAAAATTCCATAAGATTCACGTTCGCCTTAAAAATAAAACTGTTGCTGCTGAAGATGAATCTCCAGGATTAAGTACGATTTTTGAATATAATAACTGTATAATTACAGAATTTGGTTTTAATGAAGATTTGGATTATACTAGTGAATCTAAGCTTACATGTAAAATGACTTTCCATTACGACTTATGGCACAAGCTCATATATCCGTATGAAAAGCCTAAGAAATAATAAAAAATCCTGCATTTTTGCAGGATTTTTAATTTAGTTAATTAATGTCCATTGATCAGCAGTGCCGTTATATGACAATTTACTATACTGAGAACCACCGGCGATTTTTTCAAAAGTACAGCCAAGCAATTCTCCGTCTTGAAGTGCATAACTTGTTTTTACATAATAACTAATTGATGCACCAGAACCGACGGAACCATTTATATAGATAACCATTGGAACATTTGGATTATTTGGAGTTACTGTAGTACCCCCACTTGA